ATCACATATCTCTTATTAGAGGGGAACGAGAACAGACAGTTGAAAAAAATGTAATTGAAACTTACGGAACCAATATTGACAAGCACTTCCATACTAGGCTTGTTACGGGCAGCACCAACGATACGGTATTGCGAAACGTAACAGAAACTTATGGAACTAAGATAGATGAACATTCTCATTCTAATACAGTAGTTGGTAAGCTTACCCATACAGTACAGCGTAATGTTACGGAGAAATATGGCACAGATAAGTCTAAAGACTTTAGGAAAACAGAAATTGTTGGAACTGAATCTCTTACAGTCCAATCGTCTACTACTTACGATCTCAAGACTACATGGGCCGCTACAACAGGATCGACATTTACATTAAAGGTTGGCACTGCATGGGTTAGTACAACAGAAACCACTTGGGACCATGACTCAAAGAGTGACATTAGAATTGATGGCGGTCCAAATATTCACTTAAATTCATTTAGTGATGAAGAAGAATAGGATCATAATGTGGCACATGCGTTTACCATAATTACTACATCTAATGAAACGGTGGTGTATACAGATTATGATACGATTGACTTGACTACCTTGAAGCATGTTATCAGCTTCAAACCAGATTTGGGTACACGGGTAGATGGAAATGAGATATTGTTAGAAACAGCAACTATTGATGCCACTGCGACAACTGGAGTTATGTTAGAGGATACTACTTCTGTTACTGATACGAATGGAGTAACCTATGCTGTTCCTACTGAAGATAAATTATTGTTAGAGGATGGTGATCAAGTTATATACGAAGCAGTAGTAACAGATGCTTTGGCTAAACTTATTCCAGAAAATTGGGCAACTGGATTAGAAAATCATCTTGTCCTTGAAACTGCAAGTGACACTAATATTGATAATCACTTCCATCCTCCTGTTGTTGAGCAACATGCAGATGGAGATGGACACACTGAAGCGGAACATAGAGAATTATCATTATGGGAAAATAAGTTGAAACTTCTAATGGTAAGAGAAAGACTAAACAACGCAAGTTAAGGAGAAAAAGTATGCCTGCAATTTGTAGGGGAGATATGGAAGATGTGGATGTGGTTCATTGCGAAGTGCCTCACCGACTAGAGAGAAGTCCAAATGTATTTGTAAACAGCATAGGTATTAGTAGACAAGGTGATAAAAATCATCCACACTTGAAGTCTGCTCCAATTTGTCCAATACATCAAGCTGGGATTACCACAGGATCAACGACAGTTTTTATTAATGGTAAGGGTTGTGGAAGGGTAGGTGATGATGTATCTGGTTGCACAACTGTCGCATCTGGAAGTCCAAACACCTTTGCGGGTCCGTAGGAGATGGTGAATAATGATAATAAAAAAGAAAAGATTAGTTACAGTAGACATACTATATTGGATACCAGATTATCATCACATACTACAGGAATTTATATGGCAGACGGATGATCTGGTTCCAGAGATGCCAAGAGTTCATAAGTTTTTAAATTTTTGGTACGAAAACATTGACGCTGTGATATCAGAGATAAGAGTGATGGACGGTGATGAGAATAGTTTTCTTCCTGTGAAAGAAACGTATACATTGCAGTAATCGTTATAAATAAATATAACCTCTTTTGGAGTAATTATGGCAGTCGCAAGAACAAGAAATAGTTTTACAGTATCAGATGCTGAAAATAAAAATAATTCGTCTCTTAACAGTAGAGTTTACAGTGACTTAGATTTATTTTTTACAAAACGTTCAGTTGACAAAGATGTAAACACTTTGACAAACGTGCAAGCAATTAAGCGTTCTGTCAGAAATCTTGTGTTGACTAATTTTTATGAAAAACCTTTTCACCCAGAGATAGGTTCTGGTGTAAGAGAGTTACTATTTGAAATTGCCTCTCCTCTCACATCACTTGCGATAAGTCAAGCAGTAACCGATGTTATTAACAACTACGAGCCAAGAGCAAGTCTTAATTTTGTCGATGTAAATGCTCAACTTGACAATAACGCATATGATATATCAATAAATTTTTCCATTGTCAATGGGCCTCCAGAGTCGGTTGACTTAGCACTAACTATGGAGTTGATACGATAATGGCAAACAATCAGAAATTAGAAATCACAGGACTTGACTTTGATGTAATCAAGGATAATCTCAAGACCTATATGAAAAATCAAACCCAGTTCCTTGACTATGATTTTGAGGGAGCTGGTATAAATGCACTGCTTGATGTGTTGGCATATAATACTCATTACCTTGGGTTTCATGCGAACATGTTAGCAAATGAGATGTTCATTGACACCGCACAACTTAGATCAAGTGTCGTTGGTCACGCAAAGACATTGGGATATGAGCCAAGATCAGTTCGTGCTCCAAGAGCAGAGTTAAATATCACTCTCAATGATACTGCACTTACATCTGCGACAATTAATGCAGGGACGGCATTTACCACAACTATCGATAATGTTGAGTATAGATTCGTTACGACATCTGCACACACTGTATTACAGACAGGAACAGGATTGCCGTTTTTGTCTATTCCAGTTTTTGAAGGAACTTATGTCACAACAAGATACACAGTAGATACTTCAAACGTAAACCAAAGATTTTTGTTGACTGATAACCAATCAGATACCACTACTCTTACTGTGAAAGTTCAAAACTCATCGTCTGACTCAACCACTGTTACTTACACTAAGGCAACTGATATCACGCAGCTAACAGGATCAAGTTCAGTATACTTTTTACAAGAGGTTGAGGATGGTTTGTTTGAAGTATATTTTGGAGATGGTTTTGTAAGTAAAGCTGTATCTGATGGTAACATCGTAATACTGCAATATGTCGTAACAAACATTACAGAGGCAAATGGTGCGTTCTTGTTTAGTAACACTGGTGCTATTGCCACAGTCACAGACATAACCGTAACAACCGTTGCTGCAGCAAGTGGAGGTGCTGTAGCAGAAAGTATTCAGTCTATAAAACTATCTGCTCCTCTTGACTACGCATCACAGGGAAGGTGTGTAACTACAAATGATTACAAAGTTTATGTTCAAAAGTTTTACCCACAAGCAACATCGATTCAAGTGTTTGGTGGAGAGAACGGTTCATTTGACTCTAGTCTAGGTGTTGTTAGTACACCAGAGTATGGAAGAGTTTTCATATCAGTAAGAAATAATCTTGGAACTAATCTCACAACTACAGAAAAAGCAACTTTGGTTGCTAACTTGAGTCCGTACACCGTTGCGTCAATAACTCCTGTTGTGGTTGATCCAGATTTTATTTATTTGTTTTTGACCACTAATTTTAAGTTCAACTCTTTGGCAACCACTAAAACAAAAGATACTTTGGTCACAGAAGTTACAACGGCACTGACTAACTTCAACACCACTGAACTGACAAAGTTTGATGCGGTGTTTAGACACTCACAACTTCTGAGAACGATAGGAGATGTTGATTCGTCAATAACTAGTATTACAGTTTCACCAAGAATAGTAAAGTACTTTACTCCAATTTTGAGTGAAGCTAAATCATACACCCTATACTTTAATAACGCATTTTTTCATCCTCATGATGGACACAATGGTGCTGACGGCGGAATTGTCTCATCGACAGGATTTAAAATAAGTGGTAATACAAACGAACAGTTCTTTGATGATGATGGAAAAGGAAACTTGAGGACTTACTTTATGAGTGCTGGAGCTAGATCATATACAAACATTATAGCCGGAACAATCAACTATACCACAGGTGCGGTGAGTATAAGAACCCTCACGATCACATCAATATCGGATGTTGGTGGGTCAACAGCAACCAAAATTAGATTGACTATCGTTCCAAATGCAAATGATATTGTTGCACTGAGAAATCAAATTTTAGAAATTGATGTTGCAAATTCTACTGTTACAGCGGATATTGATAATGTATCTGTAGGAGATGAAAGTGGGGCAGTGAACTTCTCTGCTACTGGTTCAACAGTTGACACAACAGGAACGAGTTACTAACAATGGCACCTTTTGACGGTAGTTTACTAACAAAAATATCTCCGATGATAGATGGCCAAGTGCCAGACTTCATTCAATCGGATCATCCAGTTTTTGTTGAGTTTCTAAAACAGTATTATCAGTTTTTAGAGTCTGCCGAGATTTCTATAAGTGGGACAGTGGATGAATTACTGTTAGAAACTTCCTCTGATAGTTTTCTTGTTTTAAATGGAACAAATTTTTCTGGTCTTAACGAATCAGATAGAGTTGTTTTAGAAAGTGGTAGTGGAACAACTGGTAAGTTTGAAGTCGGTGAAACAATCACTGGTTCAACGAGTAAAGCGACAGCCACCGTTCTTGTGGACGCACAAGGCCCAAGAGCAGGAGTGAACGCAAGACTTTATATCTCTTCTAATCAACAGTTCATAGAGGGTGAAACGATTACTGGAGGAACCTCTAGTGCGACCACCACCCTTGTTAAGTACAGAGCAAACCCTGTACAGAACATTCAACAACTTCTGGAGTATCAAAATCCAGACAATACAGTAGATCACTTTCTCACTGCATTCAGAGATTCTTTTCTAGACTCCATACCTATCAAGCTTGCAGATGGTGTATCAAAAAGAGACTTGATAAAATCAATCAAAGATTTGTATGCGGCAAAAGGAACTTCAGAGGGACACAAACTTTTCTTCAGAATACTTCTGGGTCAAGAGGCACAAATTGACTATCCAGAAAAATATATGTTGAGGGTGAGTGATGGTAAGTGGACAACACCTACAATCATCCGATGCACCTCTGATTCTAATAATGCGGTTCCATCAGACATGACCGGGCAAGTCATAACTGGAGCATCTTCTGAAACAACAGCACAAATCATCAATGTAAATTCTTTCAGTCAAGGATCAGATACAGTTGTTGAGTTTACTCTTAGAGAGGACTCAATAAAGGGTAGTGGATTTTCCATATCAGAAACTTTTACAGGCAACACCTTAGACGATAATAATATCATAATGCAATTTACTATTCAAGGAATAGTAACAGGTGTGACTGTTGACGATGGTGGATTTTTATATAACGTAGGTGATAAAGTTAGTCTTGACACTAATGAAGGGAATGGTCTTGCAGAAGTTAAGGTTAGTAAAATTTCATCTGGTTCAATATCAGAAGTTGTCATAGAGGAAACTGGTGAAAACTATGTGGTAGGTGACTCACTTAAATTTACTAATGCTACAAGTGAGGGGACAACTAACTCTGCAAAGGCATTTGTTTCAGTTGTTGGTGGTAGAATACTGTCTGAGGATGCAACGGCATCCACATCCGAGCACATTATTATTGAGGATGCCACCACAGAACAATTTGGAACACAATCTTTTTTATTAGATGGAACTTCAGTCGCAACTGCAGCCGTTGAACCGTATGCTGTATTTGGAACGGACAGAGAATATAGTGACAGTCAGACTTACTACTATCCCCTATATCTTACAAGAGCAAGAGCAGAGGCAGCAAACACAACAAACGGTCTTGCACACTCACACGTTTTTGATCAGTTTCCTGGCATCGTTTTCTTTATGCCCAGTGACAATAACAATCATGCTAAGTCAACTTATGACTCTGACACATATGATTTGTTTGTTACGAAAGAAAAGACAGTTGATGGTGGAGATGAGATACTTTTAGAAACTAACTTCAAACTTCTTCTTGAAGAAAAAATATTATTAAGCGATAGCTATGGAACTTTGACAGACGGTATAGTTCTGGAGACAGGGACCTTGGCCACTGCTGAGTCAACTGAGATAAACAGAATTTTTTTACAAACTGGTGGTGAAGGATATACTAAGTTACCAACCATAACGGTTACATCTTTGAGCGGCACAGGTGGAGAGGTTATTGCAAACACAACCACCATAGGAAAAATAGAAGAAGTTGAAATCATTGATGGTGGATTTAAATATGGTGCTGACGCACCAGATGCAACGTTAAATACAAACTTAATTCTAAAAGATGTTGGTTCTTCTCTTTTTGGTATCGATAACACTTTTCAGACTCACACAGGTAAAGTCGTATCTTATAATAATGAAACGCATCAACTAACCATAGACTCATCACCAACAAACAGACTCACTCTTGAACAAACTGGCACTTTTAATGATGCACTCAGACAAGAAAACATAGGATTTGTTGGAGTCGGTGAGAGTCAACACGGGCCAATCAATCAGAAATATAGTGTCCTTGATGAGTTCGATGATGGTATTCTAATTAACAATCATGTAGAGGATGAAACAAAAGTAAAATTAGAAAACGAAACTGGTCATTTAGAGGCTGACGCACTTGAAGTAACAGACTACGAACAAATCAGTTTGGAGCAAGATTTAGATTCTCCTGTTGATATTGGTATAGAACTTGAAGATAATCTTTTTGTGAGAGGGGATGTTGATGGTAGGATATTATTAGACTCTCATAGAATAATTCCTAGAGCAAGAAGTGAAAGACTAGAATTTACAGTAACCTTAGAAGATGAGACTGTTGGCACAAACGTATTTGGTGAACAACAAACTGGAGAACTTTTATTTGATAGGAGCATGGAAGATGTTGGTGACAACATTACCCTTGAGGATGCTCAGTTAAGATCAGATGTTATCACTCTTGAAGATGCAACTGAAAGTTCAACTGGATTGGGTCGTTTACCCAGACTGCTTCTTGATGGGACAGGTTTCAGTCTTGAAGATAAAGTGCAACTTGAAACACACACAAGTATCGAGTTTGGACTGAACCACAATGCCATACTATTAGAGGACTCGGCCGACCCCCGTTTTAATTCTGGAAGTTACCTCATACAAGAAAAGACAGGTAACGCAATTGTATTGAACACCAGTGGTGGAGTTGATAATGAATTAGACATTGGTTCTAAATTATTGCAGCCTGTCATTGACCGTTCTGCGGCATCAAACTTTGGTCAGTCGATCAAACATGTAAACAGTTCAAATCCAAGATTGGTTGGAGAGGGGTTAGAAACTCTTGTAACAGAGACAACAAATTTACCGTCTAAACAAGTTCGCACCATTACTGATCGTGTGGTATACGACACGGTGATATTTGATGGTGATCAATCTGATGGTTACGGTTACATATCTTTAGATGGAACTTCTGCTTCTGGAGAGAACGCAGGCGATAGATTATTAAGTGAACAGGCTGGGTTCTCTATCTTGTTGGATGGTAATCCTTCAGACCTAGATTTTGCAAGCGGTGATAAGTTACTTGCTGAGGACGAAACTTTAGGTGAACAGTTAGTTTTAAATGGGACTGATAGCACCTCTACAAATGCAAACGATGAGATTGTGATGGAGGATGCATTTAATGTTGTCGGTGATAACATACTAGACTCCTCTGGTGCATCTGCTACAATTCTTAATCAAGGAACTGCTAGTGTAACTATTAGCACAGGAACAACTACAAAATTATCAGGTAATTATCTTAACTCCGACAGTTTGATTAGTGAAGACATTATCAGAATACAGGACTCACTTTTTTATCAACAATTCTCTTACGAAGTTACTGTTGGATCAATCCTCTCTGACTATATTAACGAACTAAAAGCATCTGTTCACCCAGCCGGATTTATACCATTTGGAAAATTGTCTTTAAAATCACAGCTCTCTATGAAGGTGGGAACCACTGGGGCAAGCACTGTTGATTATACTGGTGGAACCACATTCAGTCCAGAGTTTGCATCACTATTTGATATTATTTTTGATGAGAAGTTGCGTATGCATCACGGAGAAGTTAGAGAAGGTGTTCTCTCTCCAGACGGTGGTAGTAGTTTATTTGATTCTCTTCTACAAGAAAACGGCACTGCTATCGGAGACAAGTTGTTAGAGGAAACTGACGGTGATGCGTTATTGTTTGAGAGTGGTCTTGAGATTGCAGTTGAAAACTCACCACAACATAGTGATGGATCAATTCTCTTAGATGCTGGTGTTGGTGGTTTAGTATTACTGGAAACAGCATTAGGTGAAAACACAAATCAAAATAGGTCTGTAAGTCATGTAACAACTTTATTAGTAAGACCAGAAATGAAGAGTGTGAAAACTTCTTATGGTGCGCCTTTAGTTTCTGGTATTCCTGTCGGTTCAATATTCATAGACCCAGCAGCAATCCAGTTAGAGGATGGAACGTCAGATGGACTACCCATAATTCAAAATGATGTTCTTGTTTTTGATGCTACAGAAGTAATAGATGGTTCAGTTCTCAAAGATGCTGGAAGTAGAATAATATATGAGGACTCTCAAGATTTAAATACTGATTCTGGGATTAAGATTTCTGATCTTAGTGATCAAACTATTTCTGATTTTGTTGATACCATTACTGTAGGGTATATTGAAAATGTTGGTTTAGATTCTGAAGGAGATAACATAGCACTTGATGGCACAGATAGTTCTGCATCTAATGCAGGCGACAGTCTTTTGTTAGACGGTGGAATTGGTGGTGCCGGTGCAGGCTCCAAGTTACTTCTTGACGGTGTAGACTTTAGAAACTTTAGTGATGTGTCAGAGGGTGGTATCGTCTTTGAACAGAGTGCTGCATCTGATGAGTTAGTGTTAGAGGATTACATGCACTTTATCTTAGAGGGTGGTAGACTTACTGACGTTCTTCTTCTCGAAAATGGACACACACTTTTACAAGAGAGTAATGGTCAACCATTTTCCTTAGAGGACAACTTGCAAGCTTCCTCTGCTGGTACGAGTGAATTTACTCATATACGTTTAGAAACAGAAACGGACTCCACAGGATTTTTACTTGGTGAGGGAATACAAGTAGGTGATAACAGTATCAACTTAGTGATTGAAAATGGTTTGCGTAGGGGTAACAAACTTATCACAGAGGGAACTAAGATAGAGTTTGAAGATGCTACCGATGAAGGTAGTATTCCAGAAGAAAACTTTGGTAACAAAAATGTTCCCCAGTTTACCAGACAAGCAAGGATAGGAAGTAAAAGTATAACAGACAGACTTGCATTGCAAGATGATTTTAACACTGACCTTTTTATAGGTCTTGAAGATGGAACAGGAAACATAGTATACAATGGAACTTCTGCCGTGCGTGATATTGGAGATAATATACTACTGGACGGAACTGACTCTGCACGAAGTGATGAGGGTAGTGCGTTGATACTAGACAGAACAGCAAGTGCTGGGACTGATGCTGGTGATAATGTGATTATGGATAGCTCTGGTGGTTATGACTTAGGTGACAGAATACAGTTGATGCGTACTAACGGAGAGTTTGTACCAGGCAACGAGGGAGGGTTCTTCTTACTGAGTGGAACTGATGGTTCTTCTACAAATGCTGGTGATGAGATTATTCTTGAGAGTGGCACACTTGAACATATAGATACCACTACTTTGAATTTAAGTCTTAACCTCTCAGCAGAATTAGGTGGTAAATTCTTAGAAACTAGTGAAGTTTCACTGACAGGTTCAGCCACAGCTTCTACATTTGATTCTACAGTAGGGACTTTTGACTCCACAGTAACAACTTTTGATGCAACGTAACGTTATAAATAAGATAAAAGAGGAATAAAATATGGCAGTTCAATCATTAGGAGTAGGAACAACCGCTAACGATGGTAGTGGTGATACACTGCGAGCGGCGGGTGCAAAGATTAATGATAACTTCTCTGAGATATATACAAAGCTTGGAGATGCAAGTGCCCTATCTAGTGGCATAAGTGCAACGGCAACTGTTGTTACATTAACTGCACCGACAATCACTGGAGTTGTTGCAGGGACACAAACTTCTGCTACTATCACGACTCTTGCTACTACCACGGTTAATGGCACTACATTAAATGGCGGCACTTGCGCTGTTGCAGCTGGTTCGATCACAGACAGTTCAGGCGCAATTTCATTTGGTAACGAAAACCTTACTACAACAGGAACATTTACATCTGGTAAT